GGGACCGCAAAACCTCGCGCGATTTTTATAAAAGTATTATTTTTCTTTGTGTCCATAGGCAAGGATTGCCTATTGCTAGGCAATAACTTCCGCCTGTAGGAATAATTTTCCTGCCACTAGGCAAAAATTGCATTTTGAAAAAGTGATTGAAAAATGAACGGATTAGCAAAAAGTGACGCAGAGTTTGCGGTGCAATACAACTGCGCCACAAAGACAATTGCGCGCGCTAGAAAAGCCGGCGCACCGCTGACTGATCCGCAGGCAATGGCGGATTGGTTTGCCGGCCGGAAGAACGCGCCAGCTTCTGCGCCTGACATTGGGGGCAAAAGCTCCATGTTGGCGGACGTCAAACTGCAAAAACTCCAAAAGGAGGTTGAGCGATTGCAGATCAGAATCGACGTCGAAAAAAAGAAACTTATCCCGCTGGATGACGCTCGCTCGCAAATGACGAGGATCGCATCTGCAATGCGGTCGGAGCTTCTTCGATTTGCTGGAGACGTTCCGAATTGGCAGGGACTTTCAGCCTCAGAGATGCAATTGCGAGTCGATGCTCAGGTCCGATCAATGTGCGAGAATTTGCACGATCAGTTTTCGGAATTGTACACATGATTCGATCGTGGGCATCAAGCTGGAGGCCGCAGGACACGCGCAATGTTGGCGAATGGGCAACCGAACATGTGGCAATCCCAAACTCGGCTCGTTCAGCAAAATTCGATCCATCAGCGTCTCCCTGGTTGCGTGAGCCTTTGGATTTTCTGTCAGACAACAGGGTGAAGGAACAGGTCTTGATCCTTCCAACCGGTGCCGGCAAGACGACGGTCTTCGACGTCTCGATACCGTATCTGATCTCCGAATCACCAGGATCTGTCCTGTTGAGCATGCAAACAGATTCAGACGCTCGGGAACATATGGAGGATCGATTGATCCCAATCCTTAAGGGATGCGCTCCGATCGCTGAGATGATCAAGAGCATCGATCGCCATGCGTTCCGCAAAGACGCACTTATTTTGCCTCACATGTCGCTATTCGTCGGTGGGGCAAATAAGCAAAACTTCCAGCGCAAATCTGTCAGGTACGTCTTCATCGACGAGGCATGGCTGGTGAAACATGGACTCATTGAAGAAGCCAGGGCGAGAACGCATTCACGCTGGAATAGCCGGATCGTAATCGTTTCTCAGGGCGGTGAGATGCACGTCAATTTGACGAGCGAGCGGAGAGACTCGGAGCTTTTTGCGGCATGGCAACGAACGGACCGGCGGGAGCTTCACATGGTTTGCCCAGACTGTTCCAAGGAATCCATTTGGTCTTTCAAAAATCTGAAATACGAACGCAGCACCGATCATAGTGGGAATTTTGATGAGGTTGCGCTGCTAGATTCCGCGGAATACCAATGCCCAATTTGCGAAACAAAATTCGCTGACAAGCCGGAGATCCGCAGGTGCTTGTCGTCGTCGTCGATTTATCGGCCAACCAATCCCAATCCAGTCCCACACCATCATGGTTGGCATGCTCCTGCGGTCGCACTATTCCATGAGCGGTGGGGGGAGCTTGCGCTGGCTTGGACGCGCGCGCAAAAGGCAAGATCCCTGGGTGACGACGAGCCTCTCAAAATCTTCATCACAAAACGACTCGCAGAATTCTGGAGGGAAGAGGATCTCTCTCCGGAAGTTGCGTTGGGAGGATCTGGGTATTTGCTGACAGATTACGAAAACGGAGAATTGTGGGATGGAGAGTCGATGCGATGCATGACAATTGACCGTCAACGCGATCACAGATGGGTGATCGTGCGAGCGTTTAAGCCTGGCGGGGAAAGTAGGCTTTTGTGGGCCGGAAAAATTTCTACGTCCGAAGACTGCGAGCAATTGCGATTCAGAATGAAGGTGCGGCCAGACTATACATTCCAAGATGCCCAGTATGAAACGGCCCAAGTCTATGATGAGTGTGTGAGGTTTGGTTGGATCGCATTACATGGGAGCCAGGAGGATGGATTTATGCACATGCCGCCAAACAAAGCCGCGGTTAAAAAGTTTTTCTCTCCTCTAAAGAAGGCACAGGCAACCGGAGGTGGGCCGGCCAGATATCTGTTTTGGTCGAATGAAAAAGTGAAAGACATTCTATCGATCTTACGAGCCGGACGAGGTCCAGCTTGGCAGACTCCAGACGATGCCTCAGCAGATTACAGATTGCAAATTGCGTCCGAAGTTAAACGGGATGTGGTGAACAAATCGACGAAATCAATCAAGGCAACATGGGTACGCATTAAAAAAGACAACCACATGTGGGATTGCGAATGCATGGCGATCGTTTTTGCGCTGATAAAAGGTGTGATTGGGTCGACGTCTATTTCCGCGACGAGTTGACATTCCGCAGATTGTAGGATGGCCGCACCAGACTTTTTCATAAAATCCCTTTTGCGAATCGCAATAAGCCAAGGCAGGGACGTTTTGGAGGCAATTGTGATGGGGCAGTTTTCGACCATCCAAGACCGCGGAGGGAAAATGATCACAAGCCTTTCGGCAAATGGGAAATCGTTTTCTTTTCAGGTAGATCCGAAGTTATCGACAAGCCAGATCATGGGCATGGTCGAAGAGGCTTTGGAATATTTCGACGGGTCGACGCTAGATGAGATCCAGGAATATCTGTCAACGAAACCAATCAGAAAAACCAGAATCCGTTTTTGAAATATGGCACTCGTTGACCAATTTGGCTACCCGATCGACGCTCGGCTGATCAATGCAACCAGCAGGACGACTCGTCGTCCTTTTATTCCAGTACGAACGGAGGACATCAATACTGCGGTCGATTTTGCTGATTGGCGGACGCTTCTTTCGCTTTCAAGACGGATCTGGTCCAACAACGGAATCGTCAAAGGTGCAACCGTCCAAAAGGCAATGCATTCAATTGGACGAGCTTGGAATCCAATTTTTCGCGGACAGGATCAAGAGTGGGGCAAAGAAGCCGCGGACTGGCTTCTCCTTTGGTATGCATCCTCCAACATCAGGGGTGAGAATTTTGATTTCAAAACGACCCTTTATCTCAATTCAATTGCGGTCGACCGGGATGGAGACCAGGGCATCCTGTTGACGCAAAGTGAGGATGGGATGTGGCCAATGATCCAGACCATTCCGGCGCACCGGATTGGACAGCGAAATGCGGCCGAAGAAACAGTCCAGAATGGCTACTACAATGGTCTGAAGATTACGCATGGAGTGATCCAAAATGATCTTGGCCGGCCGGTTGCTTTTCGGGTTTTGGGTGATGATCCAACAAAAGACAGGGACATCTCAGCTAGGGATCTGATGCTTTCCTACGATCCGGAGTGGGCTGATCAATTGAGGGGACTTCCAATTTTCTCGCATGCTTTGAACGATTTGCGGGACGCGGATCAGTCTCAGTATTGGGAGCAGCTAAATCAGATGGCATCATCCAGCCGGACGTTGATTGAAACCAACGAGTCTGGACAGGCAGACGTCAACGACCCTGGCATGGCGCTAGGATGTGACACAGGGCCGAATGGGGGCATGGCAATGGAAAGGCTGGAGGGTGGGACGATCACTTATTTCAGGGCCGGCACAGGCAGCAAACTTGAACAATTGGTAAACCTCCGGCCGGGATCTGATTGGGAGGTCTTCCAGGACAGGCTAGCTCGCAAAGCATTACTCGGCATTGGCTGGCCTTACTCACTTTGCTGGAAGCCGGATGGCCAAAATGGAACTCAGGAAAGAGCCGAAATTGAAAAGGCTCGCACGACGATTCTTGATCGTCAGGAGCTTCTTAAGCCAGTTGCACAAAGGATTGTTGGGTATGCAGTCTCCAAAGCCATCAAGAGCGGCATTTTGCCGGAATACAAAGGAGACGATGCCGGCGGATTCCTCAAATGGGATTTCACGCTTCCTCCTAGGTTTTCGATCGATCTTGGTAGGGATGGAGCTTCTCGGCGTGAGGATTACAAGTTGGGATTCAAAAACCTCCAAGACGTAGTGGCGGAACAAGGCGAAGTTTTGGATCAGCATTTGGACGCGCGGGAAAGGGAGACGGTTGATCTGATTACTAGGGCAAAGCGGATCTCTGATCAGACCGGAATTGATTTCGGAGTTGCACTGAGCCTGATCCAGCAGAGGACGTCCACTGGCACAATCGGAGGGGGTATGATTGGCACCCCGGTTTCCCAGTAAGTTGACATTCAGCAATAAGTGAAGATGCAAAAACCTACTTGGTACGAATTTAAAAATCAGACTGAGACATCCGCGGATCTCTACATGTACGGAGATGTCGGCGGTTTTGGTACGTCTGCATCTGATTTCATCTCTGCTCTCTCGGCAATGAAGGGAGCGCACGTGAACCTCCACATCAATTCACCTGGCGGATCTGTTTTCGAGGGAAATGCAATTTTCAACGTCCTCAAAAATCATCCTGGCGGAGTCACGACTTACATCGACGGGATCGCAGCTTCAATGGCGAGCGTGATTGCGCTGGCAGGATCTCCGGTCAAAATTGCATCGAATGCATATCTGATGATCCACAATCCATGGGCGAGTTTTTCAGGAGACGCAAAAGAGATGAGGCAGGAAGCTGACGTTCTTGAAAAACTAAAAGACGGATTGGTCAAAATTTATTCGACCAAAAGCGGACAAACTCCAGAGCAGATCAGCACCGCAATGGATGCCGAGACATGGTTTGATGCGGAAGAAGCGGTTGCCTTTGGATTTGCGGATGAAATTTATGACGGCCTAGAAGCCGTTGCAAAAGTCGATGTTAGCAAGTTTTCGAAAGCGCCGAACGCACTGAAAGTCCGAATGGCCGGGGCGTCAGACATGCCAATGGATGTCAATTCGGATGGAAAAATTATGGAAAACAAAAACTCAGAATCTATTTCCTCCGATCCGGTCGATGCATTGAAAGTTGAAGTGACTGTCCAAGTCTCTGAAGACAACCAGCAAGATCCTAACGTTCCTGATCAAACAATGCCTGATCAACCGGCCGAACCTGATCCGAATCAGCCAATGCCTGATAGTCCTTCCGTAATTATGGCAGAGGCGAAAATTGATTTTGCCGCAAAGCTCATGGAATTGTCGTATGCGGTTGAATCGCTGAAAGCGCAAATCACTGAAAGGGATCTGGCATTGCATGCAGCAAAAGCTGAGGCACAGATTTCAGCCGGCAAGATCAACGCAGCCGCGGTTAAGCTGATCTCTGCGTCTGGTCATTCTCCCGTCTCTTTCACCAGCGGCGAGCCTAATTGCGCGCCAAATGTCGATCTTTTGAAGCAGTACAATGAACTGCGGCAAAGCGGGGACTCTGCCAAGTGGCTCGATTTCCTGAAAACCAATCGCGCGGAGTTGGCTCGATTGAGCAAGTAAACCAACCAACCAAACCAAACAAACACATGTCCAATAATATCACTGGCATCAACAACGACATCATCTCTCAGGGGGTTCTGGATGGTTTCGTTGCCTCAATCCTCCCCCTAACAGTGTTCACGACCTCGTTCAGCGCAGACGCTGCTCAGAGGGGTGACCGCATCAGCATCCCGCGCGTTGGTGCACAGGATGCTGCTGTGACCAAGAGTCCATCCGCGGACTACACCATTCAAGATCTTGATAG